TCGTGTGGGACAAGGAGCATCCTGTACTCACACGCAAAGATTTTATGGGGTGCTTTGAACTCGCGTTCTACGGCTGGCGTGAAGGCGCCGCGCATCGGTACTTCGGTCCGAACAACGCCCGCGACCTGTGGCACGTGAAGAAGGTCCCGCCGCAGCAAATGGCGCATTTAACGGAGAAACCTGTGGAGCTGGCCAAACTGGCCCTGGAGTATTCCTCTCAGCCGGGCGAGAACGTGCTGGACCTGTTTGGCGGGAGCGGCTCGACGCTCATCGCCGCAGAACAAACGGGCCGGCGAGCCTTCCTCATGGAACTCGACACGCTCTACGCGGACATCATCGTCGCAAGGTGGGAGAAGTTTACCGGCCAGAAAGCCGAGCGGGTGGCCGGCGGCGCGGAGAAGCAGGCGGCATAGCGATTGTAGTCAGGAGACTCCGCCAGAGTTTTCGCTCTGGCGGAGATCTCTTGGCTTATCGCATCACTTCGCATGCCACGGTGGGGATTGGCATTATGTCGGGCAACCTAGCGGCTGCCACGCGACCTTCCAGGTCAAAGTCCGTAGCCCGCAAAAACCTTGCCAGCACATCAGGTAGCAATTGCCCGATGCGCTGAGGAAGCGAGAACTCTTGGCGGTCATCGAAGCATCGTGTTGCTGATTCCATCCGTCACCATCCCCAGGAATGACCGCCCATGAGCATCTTAGTCAGTAGTGTACATTTGTCAATGTCCGGCATTGCTCCGGTCCCAGTTGCTCCCGAGAACCGCGTCCTCCGCCGCCCACGGGCCCCGTGTCGCCACCGGCGGACGGGGTTCGCCAACGAGGCAGAGGCTGCCTGCCCCGCGCGCGTGTGGCCAAGGGCCGTGGCTCAGTTGGTGAGCCACTAGGAGTGACATGAAAGACGCCCCGCGAGGCGGGGCGTCTTGGCCAGCGGCGAACCGTTAGCCGGGTACGAAGGTCATGCCGCACTTGGCGCAGAGGACCGTCTCGTCCCCTTGCAGATGCAACTGGTCGGCTCGGCGTTCGCCGCAGCCGGGGCAGGCGTAGTTAGGCCCAACCTCGGAAGCGACCACCGGATCGAGTTCGTCCGCGATGGCCAGGAGCAGGTCGATCAAGTCGTTGGCGTCAATCCTGGCGGATCGTTCGCCCGCGTCCAGCGCCCGCTGCATGGCGGCGGTGACTTCGCGGAGGGCGTTGGCAACTCGCATGCTCGCCTCCTACTTGGCCAGGGCGAACTTGCCTCGTTCGGTCTTCACAAATCGCGATTCCTTTCCCTTCAGATTGATCTCGCGCAGCAAGGATGCATGAAGCGTTCCCGCCGGCGTCTTGCCGCCCGGGCTGGTCCAAAGTCCCTTCTCCGCCATCGCCTTCACCAGTTCGGGGCAGTTCATCGGCTCGCTCGCCTTGGCCAGCACCTGCGCGGCCGCGTCGAGCTGGCTCAGTTTGCCATCGGCCGGCTTGGCCTTCGCTGACTTGGTCTTGGCCTCTTGGGCGGGGGCTTTCTGGGACGCCGTTTTCTTCGCAGCAGTTTTCTTCGTACCCATGCTTCGTCTCCGTTGGGTGGAATGGTCGCATCGCGGGATGTCCGCGTTGCGAGTGACACATCAGCCAGCCCGGCGAACGAACATCAAGGCCATACGCCTGAAATCTCAGACTTTTGGGGGATTTTTCATGACGAACGTCGACAACTCCCGGCCACAGGGGAACAACCCCGCCGCGCTTCCGCTCACGGATGCCGCCCGCCTGTTGGCAAGGCTTTCGCGCCAGCCGATCACGCCGGAGATGCTCGCCGCAGATCAGTCGAAGGGCGCGCCGCGCAATGCGGACGGAACGGTGAATCTCGTGAATTATGCCGCTTGGCTCGTGAAGGAGGGTTCCGATGCAGCTTGACCCCCGCAAATTGCGGCCGACTGAACTCTGCCGGCTGCTGAATTCGACGCCGCTGGGTGCTGTGATCAGCGAACGGCAAGTCCGCCGCCATCGTGATCGGGCCGGCTATCGCCTTGGCGACGGGAAGCACATCGACCTGTTCCGCTACGTGGCTTGGCTGGTTGCCGAACGGCACTTGGCCCCGCGCCCCGAGCCCCAGGACTACGAGGATGTGAAGCAGCGCGCCCGGGAACGGAGCGCGGCGATCTCCGCCACGGGGCGCGACCTGGGAACGTTGCCGGATGTGGTCGATCCAGTCCGGAAGGAACGCGCATGTCGGGACTTTTGTTTCTTCTGCGAATCGTACTTCCCGCACACATTCTCGCTCCCTTGGTCGCCCGACCACTTGAAGGTCATCGCTAAGGTGGAAGAGGCTGTGTTGCAGGGCGGGCTCTTTGCGCTGGCGATGCCGAGAGCCGCGGGAAAAACGTCGGTCGTCGAGTCCGCTTGTCTTTGGGCTGTGCTGATCGGCGCTCGCGAGTTCGTGTGCCTGATCGGTTCCGACGAGGGGCACGCCATGCTGATGCTCGACAGCATCCAGACGGAGTTGGAGTGCAATGACATCTTGCACGGCGACTTTCCGGAGGTCTGCCATCCGCTCCGATCCCTCGAACGGGTCAACCAGCGGCGGCTGATCTTCGAAGGGAAGACGCTGCGGATGGAGGTCACCGCCAAGCAACTCGTGCTTCCCGACATGCCGGACAGTCCAGCGGCCGGCGCCATCATCAACGCCACCGGGATCACGGGCCGCATCCGCGGCATGAAGTTCAAACGCCCGGACGGCAAGGCCGTGCGCCCTTCATTGGTCGTGATCGACGATCCGCAGACCGACGAGTCGGCCAATTCTCCGTCTCAGTGCCTGCGGCGGGAGCGGACCCTGGCCGGCGCCGTGCTGGGGTTAGCCGGCCCCGGCAAGAAGATCGCCGGCATCATGCCCTGCACGGTCATCCGCCCCGGCGACATGGCCGATCGCATACTGGACCGGGTCAAGCACCCGCAATGGCAAGGAGAACGCACGAAGATGGTCTATGCCTTTCCCACGAACGAAGCGCTGTGGGCCAAGTATGCGGAGTTGCGAGCGGACGGATTCCGCGCCGGGCGAGGCTTGGCTGATGCCACCGAGTTTTACCGCTTACATCGCGCCCCAATGGACGTCGGGGCCGTTGTGGCCTGGCCGGAGCGGTTCAATTACGACGAGCTTTCGGCGATCCAGCATGCGATCAACTTGAAGCTGCAGGACGAGGCGGCGTTCTTCGCCGAATACCAGAACGAGCCCCTGCCGGACGAGCCATTGGCTTCCGATGACCTGTCGGCAGAGCAGATCGCCGAGAAGACCAACGGACTGGATCGCCGCATTGTCCCGCTGGGTTGCAGCCAAGTGACCTCATTCATCGACGTGCAGCAGGCGATGTTGTTCTACGTGGTGGTCGCCTGGCAGGACGACTTCACGGGATATGTGATCGACTACGGCACTTACCCGGATCAGAAGCGGGCCTATTTCACTTTGCGCGAGGCTAAGCCGACCTTGACCGACGATGCCCCGGGCACAGGGCTGGAGGCTTCGATCTATGCCGGGTTGGAGGCACTGGTCGGCAAGCTCCTTTCCCAAGAGTGGCGGCGCGACGACGGCGCGGGCCTGCGGATTGGCCGGCTGTTGATCGACGCCAACTGGGGATCGTCGACCGACGTGATCTATCAGTTCTGCCGGCAAAGTGCGCACGGCGCACTGCTCTTGCCGAGTCACGGCAAGTTCGTGGGAGCTTCCAGCATCCCGTTCTCGGAATACCGCAAGCAGCAGGGGGACCAAGTCGGCCATAACTGGCGGATTCCGAATACCCGTGGCAAGCGGGCGGTGCGCTATGCACTTTACGACACCAACTTCTGGAAAAGCTTCTCTTACGCCCGTCTGGCCGTGCCGATGGGAGATCGCGGTTGTTTGTCACTCTTCGGCAGGCGTCCCGCGGAACATCGATTGCTCGCCGACCATCTCACGAGCGAATACCGCGTGCGGACGGAGGGGCGAGGCCGAACGGTCGATGAATGGAAGCTCCGTCCGGCCAAGCCGGATAACCACTGGTTCGACGGCCTAGTGGGCTGCGCGGTGGCGGCCTCGATCCAGGGCGTGGTTCTCCTCGGCCCCGGCGCTCCGCTGGCTGCGAAGCGCCGGCGGGTGACGTTTCACGAGATGCGGCGTCCGCGGTAGGAACTCGCCAAACTTTTTTTGCGATTCCGGCCAGCGCTTTCGAGAGGAACGGCGGATAAGTCTTCTGTCGGACAATCACCGCGAGGGCCATTTATGCCTGACGAACTTTCGGAGGCGATTGAAGAAAACGCCAAGGGCCCCAAGAAGGCCACCGGCGATTCCGGCTCCATTGAGCAACATCCGCTCAAAGATCAAATCGCGGCGGACAAGTTCCTGGCCAGTAAGGAGGCAACAAAACAGCCTTCGCGTGGACTGCGGTTCTCAAAGCTCATCCCCCCGGGAGCGGCCTGATGCTATCGCGAATCCGAAAATGGCTCGGAGGCCGTTCGGAAGCGCGCTCGGAAAGCAGCGCCCGTAGCGTGGCGCGCTCCTGGGGGCCGGCGTGGTTGCGTGCTCGCTATGACGCCGCCATGACCACGGACGACAACCGCCGGCACTGGTCGCTTGCGGATGGCTTGTCGGCAAACTCAGCCAACAACCCCGAGGTGCGGCGAATCTTGCGAAATCGCGCAAGGTACGAATTAAGTAATAACACGTATTTAAAAGGCATTACACTTACACTTGCCAACGACGTCGTCGGGACAGGCCCTCGTCTCCAGATGCTTACCGACAACGTCGATGCCAACCGTCGGCTGGAACGGGAGTTCTTCCATTGGGCACGGGCTGTCAACCTTGCGGCGCGGCTGCGCACCATGGAAATGTCTCGGGTGACCGATGGTGAGTCGTTCGCCATCTTCACCAGTAACCCTCGGCTTGCGACACCCGTGCAGCTCGATCTGCGGCTGGTGGAGGCGGAACAGGTTTCGACGCCCGATCTGACCTTCGCCAAGCCGCAATCCGTGGATGGGATCGTTTTTGATCGCTACAGCAATCCTATCGAGTACCACGTTTTGAAGTCCCATCCGGGAGATTGCCACGGAGCCCTCGACTACGACCGACTTCCGGCCGATTCCCTGATGCACTATTTTCGCGCCGAGCGCCCGGGGCAAGCCCGAGGCATCCCCGACGTGACGCCGGCGCTTCCTCTCTTTGCTCAGTTACGTCGCTTTACCTTGGCTGTCATCGCGGCTGCGGAAACGATCGCCGAAATCGGGACGGGGGTGATCTACACGGATGCCCCGGCCGACGAGAAAGGGATCGACGCCGCACCCTATGACCAGGTCGAACTCGAGCGGCGGATGTTCACGGTGCTCCCGGACGGCTGGAAGATGGGCCAGTTGCACGCGGAACAGCCGGTCACGACCTACAAGGAGTTCAAACGTGAAATCCTCAACGAAGTGGCTCGTTGCTTCAACATGCCCTTCAATGTCGCCGCCGGAAACTCCTCGGAATACAACTACGCCAGCGGCCGATTGGATCATCAAACGTATTTCAAGTCGCTACGCGTCGCTCAGTCCCACCTCGAACGCGTAGTCTTGGACCGGCTCCTGGCCGCTTGGTTTGACGAAGCGGTCCTCATCAAGGGCCTCCTGCCCACGGGGCTCGGTCCCATCTCACAGTGGCCGCACCAGTGGTTCTGGGACGGCATGGATCACATCGATCCGTTGAAGGAAGCCAACGCGCAGGCCGCGCGATTGGCCAACCACACCACGACGTTGGCTGACGAATACGCCAAACGTGGACAGGATTGGGAAACACAACTGCGCCAGCGCGCCAAGGAACTGGCGCTGATGGAAGAACTGGGACTGACCTTGGCTACGGCCATCGCATCCCCACCGGACGTCCCCAATGCTCTGGAGAAACAGGATGCCCAAGCTCGCCAAGCTGCCTGAGCTCAACCTCATTGCGGCCGCACTCGAACTGGAAGCCGCTGCGCCAGGTGGCGAGAGCCCCAAGGAACGTCGGTTTTCCATGACGGCCTATACAGGCGGCGCCATGCAACTCGCCGGATGGCGATTCCCGGTCGTCGTGGACTTGGCGGGCCTCGAAGTAGGTCGACAGAAACGTCCCATCCTCCTGGACCACACGCGCGACGTCGAGTTTGTGCTGGGGCAGACCGATCAGATCCACGCCACCGGCGGGCAGTTGCAGGTCGCCGGCCACATCCTGGGTGACTCCGGCAAGGCCCGTCAGGTCATCGGCCTGGCCGACAAGGGTTTCCAGTGGCAAGCCTCGATCGGGGCCAAGGCCAACGAGGTCGAGTTTGTGCCCGAAGGGAAGTCCGTGCTGGCTAATGGCCGCGAGTTCAGCGGCCCTGTGAACATCGCCCGGCGAGCCGCGCTCGGGGAGATCAGCTTCGTCGTGTTGGGAGCGGACGACAATACCAGTGCGCAGATCGCTGCCGCGCTCAAGGGAGACAACATGGACTTCGACCAATGGCTGGCGGCGCGGGGCTTCGAGCCGGCCGTCTTGACGGATCAGCAGCGCACGAGTCTAAGGGGCCTTTTTGATGCGGAGAGTTTGGATGCCAGCAAGGATGCTGGCCGGCGCGCCCCGGCGGCGAACGATGGATCGACCCAGGTTGGGGACAAGGAGGCAATGGATGCCTCAGCCGCCGTGGCGCAACTCCGCGCCGAACTAGGACAGGAACTGGCCCGCACGCTCCAGATCCGGAAGATCTGCGCCGGTCGATTCCCCGAGATCGAGGCCAAGTCGATCTCTGAGGGGTGGGATACCCAGCGAACGGAACTGGAAGTGCTGCGGGTAGGCCGCCCCACCGGCCCTGCCATTCATGCTTCGGAGGATCCGAAGACTCCCCGCGCCCTCGAAGCGGCTCTCTGCATGTCGGCGGGCCTGCCGGCCGACCAGGTGAGCAAGTGGTACGACGCGCCGACGATGGACGCGGCTTCCGCCCGCGATCTGCAGGGCGCAGGCATCCACACGCTGCTGTACGAGGTGATCCGCGCGAGCGGCGGCTACGTCCGGCCGGGTCGCGTCGACAACGACACGATCCGCGCCGCCTTCGTCGCCAACGACCGCACGCTGCAGGCCGCCGGCGGATTCTCGACGATCAGCCTGTCGGGCATTCTCTCCAACGTAGCCAATAAGGCGATGTTGGCCGCCTACGAGGCGGTCAACGTGGTGTCGCAGGAATTCTGCAGCGAGACCGACGTCAACGATTTCAAGCAGGTCACTCGCTATCGGATGACCGGATCGGGCGTGTTCCAGAAGGTAGGACCGGACGGAGAGCTCAAGCACGCCGAGCTGAGCGAAGAGTCCTACACGAACCAGGTTGAGACGTACGGTCGGATG